GTACTGAAAAAGAATTCCGGCAAAAGTATCCTGGTTCATACGAACTCATTCAATCAATCGCAGAATACGATAACCTAGTCAAGGTCATCGAAAGACTCCAAAAAGATTACAAAGCTACAGAAGTCATTAGCGACTACCAAGAAAAGAAACGGTGGGGTCTTAAATACTTTTCTGAAGCAATAAAAGCAAAATGGCTTGCTGCAAGAACAGGCAAACCAAGACCACTTGAATCTAATGCAAAAGCCTCAGCAACGATGAGGGGTAAATCAAACTTCGAGGGTAAGAGACATGCCCAGATTACAAAGATAATGATTGCATCTAGTCGGTATGGAAAACCATCTCTAAAGGAAGGACAGCGTTGGTGTCATCATCCTGAATCAGGAAAAGAATTACGCTGCTTTGAACATGAGATACCAGAAGGATTTAAATTAGGAAGAAGTCCAGAATTTAAAGACTATATAAATGGTAAGCGTACTTATATTTAATCTAACAACAATTTAGGAAAAATGATGTCTATTGATTATATGTTAAAATTTGAAACCAAAGAACAAGCGGAAACGGTTCTTAAAGAAATTGGTCTAGTGCAGGAAGTAGAAGATACCGTGATGCCTGCGTTTGGTTCTAATGTTGATATTATTGGTACTATCTGGAAACCAGATGGTACGTTTACAACTACTGCAGAAGGCTTTCCGTTACCTAATATGATGGTGTTAGAGGGATATCACGTTAATGTGAGAGCAGCGGGTGAAATCCAAGCGCTAGAACAATACAGAGTTAATCCAACAACTCCTCATAGAGTTTGGGCTTAGGTCATTCTGCCGGCTTTTTTCTTCTCCAGTGATTGCCATTTATTAGTGGCTAGATTAAAATCCCGTTCGGCTGCTACTATTCTACCTTCCAACGTTTGTATTCTACGTTCGCAATGAAGTAAGCGAATCAGTAGTACAACCATCACCACAATAATGAATGTGAGAGTAGCTCCCCATCCAGCAATAATTCCATAGGTCCAATACCATAAGTTAGAAACGTTCTCAGTCAGCAATGAGATGGGATTCATTTATAGTTCCAAATAATCTAAGAATGTTTGGCCAAGTTCTTTACCAGCACGGAAAGCATCATTTGCGAATGTCCACACAACTCCCAATATAATAACAGGAGCTGCCAATATAAAGCATAAAATTGTAATAATGTTTTTCATAGGTCTAAATTAGAATACTTCCTTAGCTTTTCTTTCTTCTCTAAGATATATTGCTCTACTGTTGTATATGAGAACATATCATATTCATGCATAATTTCTAAAATACAAAAAAGATCACCAAGCTCTTTCACTAATTGATATGTGTTGTCTTTTTCTCCAAAGCGAATGCACTTGCTTGCTGCTTGAATTACTTCCGCGCACTCCTCCTGTAATAACTGCAAGAGTTCGTGCTGTGCGCTCATGTTGTGTGTTACTTGTGTCTTTGCTTGTACCATTAATAACCTTCAATTTGATTTTAGTTTGCGACATTCTTCTTTCGCCTTTACTGGAATATCCGGATGCCATACAGCCATACCACAATCATATTTTACAATATGTGGCTCACCTAAGTCAACAAGCACTAATCCCAACACAGCAAGTAAAGCAAAAATGCACACTATAATATACTGAATCATACAAATCCTACTTTTCTATTCAATGTTTTAGTATGCTGCTGTACTTCTCCGTTGAATATTTCAGCAATAGAGTAACTGCTCTTTGTTAACTTCATATGATCAATACCAACTTTCTTTGCAAGGACTATTGCATCCTCTTTAGATAGATTATCAAAATGCAAGATATCAAAACAACGACCAGGACGAATCAAAGCAGCATCTACATCTCGAATTGAAGGTAAGTTGGTAGAGAAGACTAGCTTCTTTCCCTTTGTTGTAACAAGACCATCCCCAACATTCAAGAAGCGATGCATCATTGAATTACCATCACTACGAGCTTTTAAGAATGTATCAGCATCTTCCATAACCATGACAGTTGCTTCCCCCTCAATAAACTGGGCAAACACATAATCTTTTTCTAGGATGGATGCATCGTATGTGACAACGGCACTTGACCCTGTATGTTGTAAGAACCCTCTAATGAAAGTAGTCTTACCAGTTCCTGGTGGTCCAATAAGGAGAAGGATAGATGCATCAGACTTCAAAAAACGATCATAATAATCTTCAATTGGCTCATCATTGAGAAAAGGATACATTTCAGAAAGAGGAGTTCTATCTGTACGAAGTGGAACATTGACGGATGAACCATCAGCTGAATACATCCACTCAATGTAGGACTCAGCTACCTCAAACCTAGCAGCACACTGCTCAATAAACAAGTCAATCTCTTTTCGTGTGCCATGTATTTTAATTGAGATTGCGTTAGCATTTAGTTCACAGGACATCCAAGAAGATGTTGCCGTGTCGATGATAAGCATTCCACTTGTAGAGTAGTGAACAACTTGAAACAAAGGATTAATGTTGTATGTCTTGTTTGTATGTTCAATCCATTCTTGCTTTGTGGCAATGAGAGTAATCTGCTCCATCAATGTATTTGTATCACCACGCTTAAATAATAATTTAGTGGTAATGTGATCAGATATATCTGACGATGCTAAGAAAAATTCATTCGTGCTTGAAGACATTGGTTCTTCTTTCCATTTCCAGTGTTTTGTAAATTTCTTTGTATTGTTTGCTCTAAAGGATCTACGCGATCTACGTGGCAGGTGGTCAAGAATGCTTTTCATAAAATCATCATTGAAAACTCTACCTAATTTACTACTCATCTGCATTCGTTTCTATATTATTGTTTGTAAATTCCGACTCAACTTCATCGCGGAGAAGGTTTTCATAATCTTCAAGTAAATCATAGTCGGAAAAGCTCTCATAGAACTCTGGTTTTTCTCCACCAAGAGCTCTAATACGATCTACAATTTGTTGTCGTAATGGCTTCATTATCCTCTCCTCATCTTGGATAAGTCAACAGCAGCATCGGCACTAAAAATAGGTACTAGGTTGGACTTGTGCATACATCCAATACCAATCACTTTATCACCTGTATATACTGGCTGTATTGCTTTTACAGCAACTGCAGCTCCACTATTCAATGATTTATGTTGTAAGTGGTCTAAGGCACCAGGACGCAGTGATAACAGCCTTGGTTCCACATATGGCTTTACTATTTGTTGAGTACGAGCTTTATTCTCTACAAGACCATACTTTTCCATATACTCTTTCCAAGCATCTCTTTGCTTCTCTCGTTGCTTGCGAGTTTTCTTAGACCTGGTATTCATGTATAAAATAGTCATCACGGTTCTCCACATTATAATTCATTATACGTCATTTTGATAATAACGTCAACGGCTACTCCACTAATTTATATCGGAATTTTGGTATTTTAAATGCTTCAATTCTGCGGACGTCGTTCATTACGGTAATGTTCCAGCTTATGGCAACACGTTCTCGGTCTGAACAAGAATCCGGCAACACCATATGTTTTAAATATGCAGGAAAAAGAATTGCGTGATACTTTTGAGGAGTGTAGTAGTAATCAAGACAGCTGGTGTGTGGACTGCCGTTAATATCCAATCTACTCTTATTTTCGAAAGGATGAGCCCCTCGTGGATCAACAAGCATAATATCTCCCATACCATCAATAAAGTACATGGTACCAACACCCCATGTTCCGTTGTGGTGGTGAAGTGGTTTGTATGTGTTCAGTCCCTTCATTACAGCAACCCACATATCTTGAAGAACAACATAGTAGCCCTTAAGCCCAGCATGAGATGCATACTCAGCAGAAAGGTCAAGTGTCCAGGATACTATTTGCTCTGTACCTGGTATTGCTTGAGTGAATAGATCAAGGTATATGCTCCTCGTACTGAGGACGTGCTGTTTGAATTGCTCCAACACAGCTGTGTCTTGTTCCCATTTATTGATACTGATGGGAGTAGTAAAGATGTGCTGGATAAGCATTACCAAGCTTTTTCCACTTTAAGCATGTGATGTGTTATCTTATCCTTTATCATATCTGGAACAGTTAAATATGGCCACTCTAATTCAAATGGACACACAATACTACTCCATCTCTTTTTTTCCAGAAAGAATGCAAACTCTCGTTTATCTTCTTTACTTAAAGGATTGAATATACGTTTTCTTGCAACTAGCTGTTGCCAGTCAAATAGTTTTTTACTTTTTGTTATCATAGGTCTATTACCTGCATATCAACTAACAGACCTATGAGGCCTTAACAAGGCCACATACGGATTACTTAAATACGCGGCTAACGTAGTAGTAAGCATTGGCAAACGTAATTCCAAGTTCCACTTGAATTAGCTTAGCAACATCGCTAGCTTTTTTGCCACGATTAGCTTCAAAAATTTCCAAAGCCCGAGCTTTCTTATCATCACTACCACGCTTAGATTTCATAACTGCATCCATACTAGACTCCTCCATAACGAAAAAATAAGGGTATTTAACTTTCATATCTGCTATCTTTATTGCAGCATGTTCCATTGCTTGCTTAGGATCAAACGTCCTCCCTTGCAAAGTAAACAGAATAGCTTGCTCAACCATGCACTTAGCAGTAATAGAAGCTTCCGTCGAATTACCAATCGCAGTTCCACCAAGTTTACAGATAATCTGGTTAGATTTTACAAGTGGATCTGACGATTCCGAAATATCCGTACCAATCCCTTCAATCGATCTATGAATCGATCCGTTAGGATTAATATTATATTTTTTAAACACAGACTGAACATCCACCATTTTACATTCCTCTATCAGTTAAGATAAAGTCTATTGTACCCATTTTTTGAACAAATGTCAACAAGCAATAACTGGTTGATTTTATTAGATATTTTCAGAGAGTTTTGGTGTATATACGGCTTTTGGGAGGGGGTTTTGGTCATGATAATTATTGAACACGTTGAGAACCTTTTCGCGGTAATCACTCGTTTTTTTCACAAACAGTTGCTGTTTGTTTTCACCATCTTCAACTGCAATAACAATTGCAATCTGAGGAATCTCATGCAGTATCATGTCTCCATACACTTCTTCGAGCATGATAGCATAGCAAGTGGATTGGAGGAAGTAGTCTTCAATCCAACCATCTTTTTTGTCTTTTGTTGCAGTCTTAAAGTCAACGATTGTATCTAAACCTTGAAACCGACAAAACATATCTGTTCGACCAGCTGTTCTTAGTTTGTGTGAGAATAACGCTAACTCATTACCGTAAATTACTTCCACGCCTTCATCAAGAATCGGGCGTATATGGTTGAACAATTCTATATGGAGTGGCATATGCTTTGCAAGATAGTTCTCCTTGTTAAGGAGGTAATCCTCGCAAATTTGATGGAGTTGCGTTCCTCTATCAGAAGCTCGACGGGAGATTTGATCGGCTTTTACTTCCCCAACTTTTTTACGCCACCTATCTAGCCCTTCTTTTTTCTCAGGATTGCTACCAAGAACAGAAGTAACGGATGGGTAAAGCGCACCATCGGGTGTCCAATAGTAGCGCTTACCGTCAATTGTTGTAGACTCTAAATCAATCTGATATAGGTCTTGTCTTTCAAAGTGTTTTCTACTTTGTTGAGTCTTCGAGTTGAATCTTTGCAAGGATATAATCTTTCACTAAGGAACTTCTAACAATATCATCAGTTGTAAATTCAATTTTTGTAAATGCAGTCATCAGTTTAGCAACGTCAAAAAACTTTACTAATCCAGACTTATCATCCCGCTTCTTCAAATCACACTGCCTGTAATCACCACACCATATAATCTTCGATCTGTGACCCACACGAGTCATAACAGTATCAATCTCTTCCATTGTCATATTCTGCATCTCATCAACAATAATGATCGCATCATCAAACGTCATACCTCTAATGAAAGAAGTAGATATAAATTCAATTGCGTGTTGCTCTTCTAAACGCTGATAAGCATCACGTCTTCCAAATAATGTATCACATATTTGAATGTATGGTTGTTTATAAATCTCCAACTTACCTTCAATATCACCAGGCAAATGACCTATCTCTCTTCCCTGTACTGCTGATCTTACAATAATCACTTTTTCGAAAGGATTACTTTTATCTAATACTTCTTCTAAGGCTTTATATACTGCTATAAAGCTCTTACCAGTTCCAGCTACTCCATGTAATGCTACAAAATAATCTCCACGCTTGTATGCTTCAAAAAACGTTTTTTGGTTTTCAGTAAGAGGATCAAATGTTTTTAGATGATCCAACTTTATTTTCAATGGCGAATGTTGTTTCTGTTGTTGTTGCTCAGTATACTGCTGCATATCAGGTGAGTTGATTACATGTAATGCACTTGAGCGCTTAGCCATATTTCCCCTACATTGTTGTGGTTATAATTATTCCCCTCCAGAGCTCCTCCATTTACGAATAGCCCTTTCGGTTTGAACTTGTTTAATTGATCTTTTTCCCTGAGCTTCAGCTAGCGGGGAACCTGGATGGGCTTCTGATATCTTTGACAAGACATCCTTGAAACCACTATCCAGTTTACCCTTAATTGCAACTCCTGACACAATAGACGGCGTGCTATCAATGTATGTTTCGTGATCAGGATGTTCTTGTTTATAAACATCCAAATCTTTAATACTCATCATAATATCAAATACTTCGCTTGTATTTGTGTCTTTGAAAGAATAGACGGGCATTACTTTGCTTTTGGTTTACGTGTTGTAGTTTTCTTAACCGCAGCGCTGGTTTTCTTAGCAACAGCTTTTACTTCTTCAACTGCTGCTTTAATTTCAGCTTGGTCAATTTTACCATCTTTGTTTGTATCAAGCTTTGGTGCAAATGCTTTGTATAACAAAAATGCTGCTACTCCTACTGCTACAATTGTTAAAATTATTTCCATTTTATATCTCCTTTAGTTTAAATCATCTACATCATAAATGCTTCTCAAATTCTTTTGCTTTAATGCTTTATCGATCGCATTGGTTGCTTTTTGCTGCAACTGCGTTCTTACTTTTTTAGAGATATGGCGGCTTTCTTCGCCATAATCTTTAAAACTTAATCTTTTTTTTGTCTTAGGAAGATCGTTCTTCATTTGCTACTTGCTCCTCAATCAAACCTGGAAATGTTTCTTTTACTAACTTTAAAGTGATTCCTTTGTAGGGAACTTTTTTATCTTTTATCTCAACCATTAGCTTTGCATCTTCTGGATGGATTGATTCGAGTAATTCAATATAAAGCGCTTCTCTTTTTAGTTTAGTAAGATTAGGATTCCCCCCTTTTATAAACAAATATAACCTTCTTACTTCCGTGAACAGTCTCATTTCTTGAGCTGGATATATGCAAGGAGAGTATGGAGGGGCACCTTCTGGCAGATCCCATACAATGCTTGGATCAAAAGCATACTTTAAAATCTGTTGAAGGGGAGCACTATTATTAGCACGGAGGAATTGAACCTTTTCTTCCGTCCCTTTTAGCTTTGATGCTTGCTCAAGTATTTGAAAAATTCCTAGTCTCATATTAAAACTCACTAATGTTCTCTAACAATATTTTAAGGTTATGCTTCTTTAAATAGGTCACTAACTTTTCCTTTGGTTTATTTGCTTCTTCTTTATATCTTGTCAAAATATTTAATCGTATGTCTTCCGGAATCATATGCAGATCAATTAATTGTTCGTTTCGTTTAAAACGTTTGAGTTCATCTTTCGTTAAGATAGTCGAAAGGTCAGGAATCCCTGTAAGGAATTCAATCTTTTTTGCTGGAAGGGGTTTTTGACGTTCACCATTGACAATGCATTGGTCCTCAGACATGATGTTAGGAATGCCATCCCCACGATCTCCTTTGAGGATATGCTCACGCAAATATTGATGAGGGTTGGTATGTTTAATATGTTTTTTAAGAACAGGATTATACTGTTCGACATTTCCATATACTTGCAACTGTACAAAATCTTTGTCACCTGATAAAATTAGTATTTTTTCCTGCGTATTCAGTATTGTACCAAATTCTATACAAAGTGTAGCAATGATATCATCTGCTTCAACACCATCTACCTGAATTACACGGTAGGGCGAGTGTTGTTTCAACTCTTCCCTAATCTTATTTAGATGATTAAAGATTTGATTCCAATCTACATCTGATTTTTCTCGTGCTTTTTTACGGTTTGCTTTGTAGAACGGAAAGTGTTGTTTTCGCCAGTAGTTCTTATCATCACATGCAATAACTATTTCACCATATTCGCCAAATTGCTTTTTAAACGAACGTAGTGAATTAAGCGTGATGTGCCGAAACAAATCTTCTTCAATTATAGTATTTGTGTGATTGCCAAGCTGCGCCATAATGTTGGCAATCATCACTTGATTTAGGTCAACAATGATCATTTTTACAATTGTATAGCAATTAAGAGACTAAGTCAACTTCCTTAGGCGTTATCTTAATTCCTTTTGTGTTTAGAATGTTTAACAGCAGTGCTTCCCATTGCTGCTTTCGGAATTGCCAACTATAGAATACATCTGCATAAGATTTTTGGCCAGCTAACCTACTTTGTACTCCCTCTGTCCAATAATTTTCAATTGCATTACAAAGTTGTGTGTACACTACATTAGCATGATCGCGTTTACTTTCTGTCCACTGATACATCCATGTCCAATTTGCAGCAGTTTCATATAATGCAGCATAGTTGGGGTGTATGCATAAGCAGCCAGCACTCATACCTTCCATTAATGACATGCATGATGTTTCTTGCCAAATCGATGGATATGCTTGTATATGAGCTTCTGCTAATGCTTTACGTACAACATCGTTTGGTTGATACCCGTGGTAGTTAATCTTAGGATTATCCTCACAACGCTGGAACAACTCTTTATAAGGTTCATCTCGCTCCGCCCAGCCATACGCTTTAAAGGATGAGAATACATCTAACTCAACATTAGGATATCGCTCAGTCAACTTCTCAAAAATAGGAACAATAAGCTCTAAGCCACGATGTGGTGTTGTATTGTAGATGATTTTAAATTTGTCTTTGGACTTCTCATTTGACGGAATAGGATCAATAGCATTCTGCAGCACTATTGCTTTGTGCCATGGGAACCCGTAGTGCTGCTG